GAAGGCATCCAAGAGACGGTGGACTATGACGGCCGAGACTTCCCGATCGACCTATACAAGTGGTACGGATATCTTGAAAAAAACGGCCGGCGGGAGCGGTACCGCGTGTTATATGAACCTATAACAGAAACGGTTTGTGCTATCAAACCACTTCGAAAACTCAACCGTAGAGGGAAGGTGCCTCTCTTTGGAGGCCCTCTTCGTCGCACCCCCGGCCAGATTAAGGGGATGTCACTCACCACCCTCATTTCGCCGGTACTCAACGCCTTAAACAACAATTACAATCAGACCTCGGACTTTCAATATGTCGAAAATCTACCGTTTGGCTTCCACAATATCGACGAGGGGTTTCTCAGGTCGGTTTACGATATTGAGCCAGGCAAACTTTATAAGGTCGCCGAAGGCAATATCAGCGAGCACGTCTATTTTCCGAATCTTCAGCGAAGCCTCGCGTGGAGCCACCAGGACAAACAATTTCTCCTTGAGGTTCTTGAGCGCATCACAGGCGCGGCTTCATACTTTTTGACAAGCGCTTCAAGGGACTCAACAGCCACTCGTGACAGCATTGTAGACAACAAGGGTCAGACTAAGTTCAGCCTCTGGGTTAGTCGCATTCTCGATGATCTGTCAGCAGCGGTTGATTTCGCCATTTCACTTTATCAGGATTGGGCGCCACCGGATCTTGCGACCAAAGTGCTCGGCGAAGACGGCAAACAACTCATTCGAAATCTGACGATTTCAGACTTGCGCGGAGGATATTCCAACACCATCACCCCGAATCTCAAAGCCGGTTCCGCTGCTTATGAACAACAACTCGCCAGATATGCCGGCGAATCAATTCAGAATAATTGCGTTTGGCTCAATCCGCAAGTCAACCCTAAAGGGAATTGGCTCTTCTGGCGGGACATCCTCAAAGCACAAGGGTATGAGAATCCGGAATATTATCTCCCCCCAGAACCCAAAGCTTCCCTTGACGACGATTCTGAGGCGAAGAATGAATTTACCCGCATGAAACAAGGGGAGGCGATCGACGATCCGCCGGAGGGCGCTACGCCGGCCGTTGTCCGTCATTACATGACCCACATGAGACAGCGCGAAGAGCGCTATGATGAAATTCCGGAAGAATACCGGCACAACTTTGACAATCATCTTTTTAGGACAGCAAAGCTCTATCAGGAATTTATGCAAAAACTCCAAGAGGAACGGATGGCGATGCAACTTGCAACACGCGTGACTTCCGGCCTTGAGGGCAAACTCAACGGAAATGGAAAGGCACCGGTCCCCGCAGGTACCGGACTTCCAGGAAACCAAGGAGCGCCGGTCTTATGACACAAACAGGCGAAGCAGATGTCAATCAATTAAAGCGTGAGGTGGAAGAATGCGGCACGTTGCTCCAAAGTGACGGGTGGCTGAACTATGTTGCCTTTCTCAAACGCCGAATCCAACGCCTCCAAAACGAGGTCAACGCCGCTATAGACGAGGGCGCCTTTGAGAAAGCTAGAATTAAACGTTCTCTTATGCGAGATTCATTTCACCTGTTCCGATCTTTTCAAGATCAACTAGCAAACAAAAAACAAATCCTCAACAAAAAAACGAACGAGAAAGGGTAACGTTATGGCTGAGAAAAAAAAGAAGCGCGGCGTTCTATCGAGAAGAGGCCCGGTCCGGCCGTCGAATGTCAGGCCGTATAATCCGGACCTCAAACAGGTTTCCAAAGAGGAGTTCAAGATCCGCCGGAAGCGCGAAGATGAGGCCAATAGGGCCGGGGAGGAAGCTCGCCAACGCGTGTTGAATCAGCACAAAATTTCAAAGCCTCAAGCTGACACGGATGACAAGCGCGTAGCCCTCGAAGAACGAATCAAAAAGGTCAAATCAGGCATTAAAAAAGCCCGTGATAAGGTCAAGAGCTCTCCAGAGTCGAAGACCGCAACGGCGCAGCTCGCTAAACTTACCGAGCAGCTTGATGACGCGGAAGACCAACTTGATGAGCTTGAAGAATCGTAAAATTAACCACTAAGGCTACTTCGCCGGCCTAGGGCGATGGAGAAGACGTGACAAAAGATCCGAAAAAAATGAAAGAGACTGCAAGTGAAGGTCTAAAAAAAATGGGGAAGGATCCGTCTAAGATTCTTCCTCCGGACAAGAAGGAGGATTCGCAAGTTCCTCCGGAGGGGTCGTCACCCGATCAAAAAACTGCGGAAGACAAAAAGAAGGAAGAGGAACGTCTAGCCGCTGAAGAGCAGAAGAACAAAGCGGCCGAGGAGAAACGGCTTTTAGACACGCCCGTTGAGACGCTCTCGGAAGAGGACAAGAAATCCCGAAAGGATCTTATTGAACTCAAGAAAACCGAGCGCGAAGCAAAACGGGAAGCCAAGCTTCAAAAGCGCTTCGATGATCTGACCGGCAAAATCAAAGAACTCGAAAGTGATCGAGGGAACAATGCCAAGAGGGTGTCGGAGCTAACCGAGGAAATTCAAAACCTTCGGAAACAGCAGAAGGACGCCTCCGGTGAAGCACAGGCAGAAGCCAAGCGGATTGAGAAAGAGCGTATTGAACGGCATCAGAAAGAGGATCAGGATCGCCCCAGAGAAGAACGCCGGGAGATGACACGAGATGAGCTTGAGGAATGGCTCGTTGAGGACATTGTCTCGGCAAACGAATGGATCGCGCGGCGCGAGTTACGACGCAACGACGAACGCCGAAGCGACTCTGAGAAGGCCCGTCCTCCTAAGCCAGACGAGCGCGCAGACCAAAAGGTGCGTGAGATTTTAAAGGCGCAGACCGAATCGAGAGTAAGGGTCGAAGAAAAACACCCGGAGCTTTTGGAAGGCCAAAAGTTGATTGACAAGCTACGGGCAGAAGGCAAACCGAACGGGGAAATTCAAAAGATTATTTTTGAACAATTCCCAAAATTGAAAATCGTTACGGAAATTGTCTCCGAAGACCCCGATAAGTATTTGCTCCCGTCAAACGGCCCTGAGCTAATTGCCGAGGAAATGGAGAGGCGTTTAAACGGCGCTCAAAAACCTCCAGAGAAGCCGGTACAAAGAAAAGAGGAAACTCCGGATGAGGACGAAACCGAACGTATCAAGCGCGAAGCTGCTGAAGCCGAGAGGCAGAGGCAAGACAGCGTCGATATAGGTATCGTCTCTAATCGCGGCAACAATGTTGTCATAAGCGAGTTTGAAAAAGACCCTCTTTATTCCCGACACCTTAAAATCTGGAAAAACCTTTTTCCGCACGAAACCGAGGCCCAAGTCAAAGCACGGCTCAACAACCGGCTAAAAGAGAGACAAAAACTTGGGGTTTAGATAAGTGGAGCGAGTCGATCAGCAGGATACAGCTTATTACACCTGCGGGAATTGCAAGCAAGAAATTCCTTACCCGATCGACGAAGAGCCGCCGATACCATGCCCCGAGTGTTGGTATTTCCATCTGGAGAGACCAATAAAAGACGTTCCCTCCGACGTAAAAGTGGACCTTAATAATTACTAAAGAATCACTAAAGGAGATTCCAAAATGAAATTGGAACGCTATTTCGATAGGTTCCACCTCATTAGCGCGCTCGATTGTACCGGGTTTATGCCATATCCGGTAGCAGCTTCGGCTCAAATCAGGCGCGGTTATGCGGTGGGATTCACAAGCGGCTATCTGAATGAGATCACCACGATCCAGAATGTAGCCTTTGCCGGAATTGCGGCATCCGCGAACACAGCGGCGGAAGCGGCCTCGGCCGGGGATGTGACTTGTTTGGTCATCCCACCTTACCCGCGTCATCGCTTTTCTGTTCCGGTTGAAGCAACGGATTTAATCACGGTGGCGCAAGTCGCCGCGATTTACGATTTACAGAGTGCCAACTCGATTGATGAGAACGATGCAATTACGCTCGGCTATGGCTTCCGCGTAGACGCAATCGATGTCTCAACCGAAGCGGTCGCGGCCAATACCTACGGGTATGCCATCGGACACTTCGAATATATCGCGGCGTCTTAATAGGACAGGAGTAACTTACTATGACAAATAGAGACAACGTCCTTCAGCTTTACACGCCGATTTACGACGAGTTTATGTTGGAGACGTTCGCACAGGACAAGCAAGTCAATCCGATGATTTACGACGATGTGACCGACAAGACCAAGGATCACAAAGTTGATTCAATCAGCGGTCTCGGATTGTGGGAAGACGCCGAAGAAGGCGAAGGCGGAAATTACGACGACCCGGTGCAAGGGTACGCAGTCACCCTCACCCCAACCAAGCGCAGAAAGCGTTTTCGCGTCACCTGGGAAGCAGTTGACCAGGATGAGTACGCTCTTCTCGGTAAAGTTGGCGAAGCGCAAGCGATGGGCCGAGGCGCGCGCGCGACCGTTGAGAAGAAGACAGCAAACTATCTCTCAGACGGCTTTGCAACGGCAGGACCGGATGGCCAATATCTCTTTGACACCGATCATCCGAAAAACCCGGACGAGACAGGCACAGTTCACGACAACCTGCTCTCAGGCGCTTTCAGCCACGACAATTTAGAAGCGGCTGAAACGCAAATCGGGGATGAATACATCGGCGGTGATGGGATTCCCATCATGCCCGATGAAGACGCGGTTTTGCTTTACCCGCCCGCTCTTCACGGCCCCGTTCAACGCGTATTGGCTGATCGTGCCGGCGAACGTCCCGGAACTTCGAACCGCGATATTAACGTCTACGCAGGTCTTTATAAGACGGTGCGTTGGCGTTGGTTGGCAGCGCAGTTCGGTGGTTCTGACACCGCCTGGTTCATCATCTATCCGTCAATGAAGATGCTCCTGATCGACTACCAAGTCCGTCCGAGCTACTCTTCATGGGTTGACTACGAAGACGAGTTTTATGTATTTTCCGGCCGGATGATTTTTGACTACAAAGCGACTAACTGGCGCTTTGGATTCGGTTCAACAGGTGCTTAATCGCTAACGCCATTCGCTTGGTAGGATGGGGGCAACCCTATCCTACCGGGTAACGGCAAGGAGAATAAAATGAGAAAATTCAACAAAGCATTAGCGATTTTTCTGGTTCTCGCAATGGCGATGGCACCCTCAAGCTTTGCCGTTTCCTACTCCAATTTCGATCATGTCGCAGTAGGAGAGAGCGGTGGAAGCGGTCAGCTTTGCTTAAACGGAACCTGTAAGACATCTTGGGGGAGCGTGATCTCGCCTTTCTCAGACAATGGAACAACCATCACGGACAATTCATCCGGCGCGATGGTCTTCACAATTTCATCGGGAGATCTCGCTTCGACCGGCTTGACGGCCGGGACCGGCGATATTACGCTTGAAAACGGCCAAAAGATTGACGGTGGAACGAATAATCAAGTCATTTTGACGGAGAACTCGGACAGTTTGGAT